ACGAAGCAATTGTAGGTGCTTTCTACGGTATTGACTAATACCAAACTTGGGGGAGTCTTCGGACTCCTCCTCTTTTTAAAGGAAATAAAATGGAAGAACAAATGAAAGGTAATCCGGACCCAAGCGGAAATGTAGAATACTACAATTCAATTGAGGAAAAGGAAGACAAGTGTAAAGAGATGGCTGGATATAACGAAAGTTTAACAGTCGGAAGTTATGTTGAAAAAACTAAAAAAATTGGAGAAAGGAAGTAATGTACGATAAGAAAAAGAAAATGGGTCGTGGTGGCAAAGCTCCTAAAGAAATGATGGGCGGTGGCATGTATGGTGAAAAAAGAAAACCTATGAAAAAAGGTCGTATGGTTTATGGCATGGGTGGTGAAGTAATGCCACAAGCTAAACCTAACTAAGCATGAAAGTCTCAGCACCTAAAGGCTATCACTGGATGAAGTCCGGTAAGTCTTACAAATTAATGAAGGACCCTGTAGGTGGTTACAAGCCACATAAGGGTGCAAGTAAATCTGCAAACTTTGCAATTCAAAAGGTTCATAAGAAATAATGGCAACAACATACTTAGATTTAACTAACGAAGTTCTTAGAGAACTTAATGAGATACCTCTTACTTCTGCAAACTTTGCAAGTGCTGTAGGACTTCAGCAGTTTGTCAAGGATGCCATCAACAAGTCTATATTCGATATAGCAAATGAAGAACCACAGTTACCATTTTTTACAGCAGGTGAAAGTGGGGCAACTGACCCATTCTATGGAAATGTGACCGTAGCTACAACAGCAGGTACCAGATGGTACGAACTTAAAGCTAGTAGCTCAAGCATCGCAGATGATTACGGTTCGATAGACTGGGATGATTTTTATTTAACCACAATTAATGTTAGTGGTGAATCAGCACCCTTTGTCTCTAGAGGATTAAAGTTTTTAAACTTAGCTGATTGGAAAAGATATTACAGAGACAGTGAAAACGAAGATGATGCTAATACACAAAACTATGGAGAACCAAAGTTTGTTATTAAATCACCTGATGCAAGAAAGTTTGGATTAAGTCCAATACCTGATAAAGTATATAACATACACTTTTATGCATTTGACAAGCCTACAAAGCTTACAGCACACGGAGACACAGTTGTCTTCCCTGAACAATACACGAATGTAATAACTGCTAAGACAAGATATTATATTTGGCAGTTTAAAGAATCTCCACAACAAGCAGCTTTTGCTATGGATGATTATAAAAAAGCTATGAAGAGTATGAAATCTAATTTGATTAATCCTACTCCTCGTGCAATGACAGACGATAGAAGATACTTTTAATTTATGGCAGCATCACAACCTTATACAGTAGCCTGTACTGGTGGTTTAGTAACAGCATCGAATCAAATCGATTTACTTAAAACTCCCGGTGTAGCTACCGACCTTAAAAACTTTGAAGTTTCTATTGAAGGTGGCTATAGACGTATTAACGGATACAGTAAGTTAGGTGGTTCTAATGCAACCATTCCCGGTGGAAGTGCTGGGACAATATTAGGTGTTACACCTTATGCTGATGGAGTTATTGCCTGTATTAGTGATGATATTTATTTTAGTCAAGATGGAATTACATGGCTACAAATAAATAAAGTATCACATAGTAGTGGTGATAACTATAGTACTTTTACAGGTAGAAGTGCTACAGCTAGAACCGGACAAGGGCAAATACAATTTTCAATGTTTGAAGGAGCTGGACACGACTATGGTAATATTGTTATTGCTGATGGAGCTAACAAACCTTTTATGTTTAGGATGGAAGGTACAGGAGCTTTAAGTTCAAGAACATATCATAGTCAAGAAATAACTGTTGACAGTACTAAGTATGCAACTTTTATAACTTCACACGACCATCACTTAATAGCTGCTGGAGTTGAAGGCAGTGAAAATACGGTTTACTATAGTGTTTATAATGACCCTAGTGACTTTAGTGGAACTGGGGCAGGTTCAGTAACTATATCAGATAGAGTTGTAGGCATTAGAGGATTTCGTGAAGACTTATTTGTGTTTTGTGAAAATAGTATTCACAAACTTATAAATATTAATAATGCACAAACTGTTGCCATTGTACCTGTCGCAGAAAACGTAGGATGTTTAAGTGGTTACAGTATTCAAGAGATAGGTGGTGACCTTATCTTCTTGGCACCAGATGGACTAAGAACGGTTGCTGGTACTGCAAGAATTGGAGACGTTGAGTTAGGAACTGTATCAAAACAGATACAGCCTATTATTACAACAGTTGCCCAAAATATAGATAAGTATACCATTTCAAGCATGGTGCTTAGAGAAAAGTCTCAATATAGATTATTTTATACAGATGTAACTTCAGCCAATGCAACACAAAGAGGAGTTATAGGAACATTAAGACCAAACGGATTTGAATGGTCTGAAACAAGAGGAATAGAAGTAACTGGAATAGGTTCAGGATTTAATGAAAGTGGTGTGGAAGAATATTATCACGGTGATACTGATGGCTATGTGTATATACACGATTCAGGTAATACTTTTGATGGGACTAACATCCTTGCTAGATATGCAACACCCGATTACGATTACGGAGATTTAGGAACTTTAAAAACTTTACACTATGTTAGAGTTTCGATAGCAGCAGAAGGTATTGTAAGTCCAGAACTACAAGTTAGATATGACTTTAGTAATCCAGAAACACCACAACCACCTTCTAATTTTTTATTTGGAACTGTAAATCCTCCATCTATCTTTTCAGAAGCAGTATTAGGAGTTAATGTATTCGGTGGTGCAGCAGCACCTATGATACGGATACCTGTACAAGGAAGTGGTACCAGTAATAATTTTACAGTGATTACAGAAGATAACAAAGCACCATACAAAATAAATGGTTTATATATAGATTTTATACCTTCAGGTAGGAGATAACAAAAATGGCAGGTTACATAAGACAGAGTTCATTCGTTGATGGGGACACAATTACTGCTGCAATATTCAATAATGAATATAACCAACTTTTAAATGCGTTTAGCAACACAACAGGTCACGCACACGATGGCACAGCAGCCGAAGGACCTGTTATAGGATTAATTGGTGATGCAGGAGAAACTTCTCCAAACAACAAAGTATTAATAGATACAACCAATAACTACATTGAGTTTTATGTAGAAGTATCTAGCAGCCCTGTCCAACAATTATACATAGCCGATGGTGCTATTGTACCTGTTACAGACAGTGATGTTGACTTAGGAACTAGCTCATTATACTTTAAAGATACCTATACAGATACAGTTACCACAACAGGTAACGTAAGTGTTGGTGGTAATCTTACAGTCACAGGTAACGCTACTATCTCCGGTAACCTTACATTTGGTGATGCAGACACTGACAGCATTAACTTAGCTGCAGAGATTGATTCAGACATTATACCAAACACAGATGGCACTTACGATTTAGGTAGTGCTACAAAAGAATGGCAAGACCTTTACATAGATGGTACAGCTAACATAGATAGTCTTGTAGCTGATACAGCAGACATCAACGGTGGTACAATTGATGGTTCTACCATAGCAACTTCAGATATCACTGTAGGAGCTGGTAAAACGTTAGACGTTTCAGCAGGTACATTAACTTTAGCAGACAACCAAATTTCAGGTGATAAAGTTGAAGGTGGTACCATTGCTGCTACAACGATTACTACCCTAGCTTCAACAACAGGTAACATTACCAACGTTAATGCTACAACTGTAGATACAACAAACATTGAAGTTACAAATTTAAAAGCTAAAGATGGCACTGCAGCAGGTTCAATAGCAGACTCTACAGGTGTTGTAACACTTGCAAGTTCTGTATTGACCACAACAGATATTAATGGTGGTACTATAGACGGTACAACCATTGCTACATCTGACATAACTGTAGGAGCTGGTAAAACTTTAGATGTCTCTGCAGGTACTTTAACACTTGCTAATAATCAAATTAGTGGTGACAAGGTTGAAGGTGGTACAATAGCTGCAACAACCATAACCGATTTAACATTTGGTAGCCTTAACGATGGCACCATTACTGTTACAGCTTTTGTAGATGAAGACAACATGGTCTCAGACTCTGCAACGCTTGTACCAACTCAACAATCTGTCAAGGCTTATGTAGACTCTCAGGTGACCGCACAGGACTTAGATTTCCAAGGTGATACCGGAGGTGCACTTTCAATTGACCTCGACTCAGAGACTCTCACAATTGCTGGTGGAACAGGTTTAGATACAGTAGGTTCTGGTAACACTGTTACAGTTAATATAGACTCTACAGTTGCTACCCTAACAGGCACACAGACTTTAACAAATAAAACACTTACAAGCCCTGTTATCAATACAGGCGTATCCGGTACAGCAGTACTTGACGATGATACTTTTGCTACAGCTACAGCAACAACTTTAGCGACTTCAGAGTCTATTAAGGCTTATGTAGATACTACCGTTGCTGCAACCAATGAAGTTGTAGAAGATACAACACCTCAATTGGGTGGTGATTTAGCATCTAATGGCAACGATATATTATTTGCTGATAATGACAAAGCCATCTTTGGAGCAGGTTCAGATTTACAGATTTATCATGATGGCACAAATAGCTCAATACAAAATGCAACAGGTGAGTTATTTATTTATGGTGGCACTGATGAAATAAGAATAAGAGCTAAAAATGATGAAGAAAGTATAGTAGCAACACCAAATGGTGCAGTAACTGTTTATTATGATGGTTCAGCAAAACTAGCCACAACCTCAACAGGTGTAGACGTAACAGGTACAGCAGTAACCGATGGTCTTACAGTTGCTGGTAACGTCTCAATAGATGGCGGAACTATCAAGCTTGATGGTAATTATCCAACTGGTACAAATAATGTAGCTTTGGGTGATACTGCTTTGGATAGCGTTACAACAGGTACAGGCAATGTTGCATTAGGTGCTTTTTCTTTAACAGCACTAACATCAGGTCTTAAGAATGTTGGTGTTGGAACAAGTGCTTTATATACAGTAAGCACTGGTAATTATAATACAGCTATAGGACACGAAGGATTAGAACTAAATACCGCAGACCACAATACTGCGGTTGGTTACTTAGCATTAACAGCTAACACTACAGGTGCTAGAAATATAGCTGTTGGATCAAATGCTATTCTTTCTAACTCTACAGGTGATGATAATACTGCTGTAGGTTACGCAGCTTTATATAGTAATACAACAGCTTCAGATAATAGTGCTTTTGGACATGGAGCATTATTTGCAAACACTACAGGGGTTAGTAACTCAGCCTTTGGCTATAAATCTTTAAACAGTAATATAACAGGAAACAATAATACTGCGGTTGGAATAAATGCTTTAGAAAATAATACCGCATCAGATAATGTCGCTATTGGTGTAAACGCATTACAAGCAAACACCACAGGCACAGATAATATAGGCATAGGTGCTAACGCAGGTAAAGCAATTACAACAAATAGTGATTCCGTTTTAATCGGTGATAACGCAGGTGTGGTAACAACAGGCGGTGGAAACACTGGTGTAGGTGCAAGTGTTTTGCTTTCAAATACAAGTGGTACAAATAATGTAGCTATCGGAAATACAGCACTTGATGCTAATACAACCGCAGCAAATAATGTGGCGGTAGGTGTGGCTGCATTAGGAGCTAATACCACTGGTACAGACAATGTAGCAGTTGGAGCAAACGCATTAGATGCTAACACCACTGCTTCAAACAATACTGCCATTGGTGATGTTGCTTTAACATCAAATACAACTGGTGCAGAAAATACAGCAGTTGGAGCTGATGCATTGGAGAATAATACAACAGCAAGTTACAACACTGCTGTTGGCTTTAAATCATTAGAAGCTAACACCACAGGGGCTAGTAATACTGCTGTCGGCAGAAGTTCACTAACAAACAATACCACAGGTGCTAGTAATGTAGGGATTGGTACTTTAGCTTTAGATGCTAATACTGAGGGTTCTAATAATATTGCTATTGGAAACCAAGCTTTAGATGCAAACACCACAGCAGATAACAATACAGCAGTGGGTCATCAGGCTTTACTAGCAAACACCACAGGTACAGGTAATCACGCCTTTGGTGCTTTATCCCTAGATGCCAATACAACTGGTAACTACAACGTAGCTATCGGAGATTCATCTTTAGGAGCTAATACGACAGCATCTAACAACGTAGCAGTTGGTTCTGCTGCACTGAATACTAATACTACAGGAGCTGATAATACTGCAGTTGGATACGAAGCTTTAAGATTTAGCACCACAGCAGGTAATAACGAAGCGTTTGGTAAAACTGCTTTACGTTCTAATACTACAGGTACGATGAATAATGCTATGGGTTCTGGGGCTTTGTATGCCAACACTACTGGAAATTACAACACAGCTATTGGTGGTGGTGCTTTAGACGCCAATACAACTGCCAGTAGCAACGTAGCAGTTGGCTATGCTTCACTTACAACAAACACTACAGGTGAAGCTAATACTGCTTTGGGTTCATATGCTTTAGATGCCAATTCAACAGGAAACTATAATGTTGCTTTAGGTAACAATGCTTTAGGAGCAAACACGACTGCTTCAAGTAATACTGCAATCGGACAAGCAAGTTTGTTTTACACTTCAACTGGTGCAGAGAATGTTGGAGTCGGTAGAGATTCTTTACATTTTAACACTACTGGTGCAAGTAACGTAGCAGTTGGGTATAAATCGCTTTTTGCAAACACCACAGGAGCATATAATATTGCGATTGGAAACTTCGCTGTAGATGCAAATACTACTGCCAATTATAATATTGGTATTGGATATAATGCTTTAACAAGTGAAGCATCTGGAA